TCATCTGATGAAGATGATACATTAAGTTATTTTGCTAAATTAGCGAAAGAAAGTTAAAATCTTTTAAGATTTGAGAGGAGGCGAAAGCCTCCTTTTTTTATACACCGTCTCTACTAAAGAATCCAAACATTCTGTTTAGAACAGTTTCATCATCAGTAGTTCCTGTTATTGTAAGGTTATCTCCACCGATATTACTTGTATTTTGTTGGTTTAGTTGTTGATACATTGCGTTTCCTTCTCCATACATATCACTCTTATACTCAAGTTCGTTACCTTCGCTATCTAATCCATCAGCTACCGTCATTTTTGATTTAATATAAGAAGCTGCTCCACCTTCCATTTGCTCATTAAATGCTCTATTAAACTCATCCATTGGAGTTTTGCCACCAGGTGCGGCTGCTCTTAACGCAGCTGCTGCTCCTTTTGCTATTGCTATAGGGAAGTCTACTATTCTCGCAAATACCAAAGCAAGTTCTAGAGCCATATTTTTTAACATCCCGCCTATTCCTATATCAGCAATTGTATCTCTTATTTGATTGACTATTTCGACATAGAAATCAGCTATCATAAAAAATAAGTTGTCAAAGAAATCTGCAAACGAGAATTTGCCGAAATATTCTCTTACACCATCAACACCAGGTATTAAATCAATAATAAATCCAACAGCCTGTTTTATAAAGTCTAAAAATTCTCCAACAATCATTCTAAATGCTCCTCTTGAGAACGCTACTAAACCTCTTATATATTTTTCAACTCCATCAGTTACACCTCGAATATCTTTAAAAATTGCCATGATACCACCTATAAGACCAAATATAGGTAATAAAAGTTTACTACCAATAACTTTTCCTAATTGTATAAATGCGCCTTGTATTGCTTGAAAGAATCCAAAGAATCTAGCTAATGGGCCAGATTTTTGAAAAAACTTAACTACGTTTTCGCCTATTTTTTGAAACATATTGCCGTCTTTTCCAGTAAACACGCCTGCAATCTTATCAAATGTTCCACCGATAAAAAGAGTTAAACTAGTTGTTATACCTCTTACTTTATCACCAATAGCAGCAAATGCTGACAAAAATGGTCCTTTGATAAAATTTATAAAATTGCCAATTTTCTTAAAAAGCATTGAGTTAGATTTAATACCAAATTTTAAATCAGTTAAACCTTTAAATGCAAGTGGTGCACCCGTAATAAATCCTGTAAGAGCTTGAAATATTTTTTTAAGATTAAGTATTTGATTTTTTACTAAATTACCAATATCTTTAGCTTGTCCTATAAATTCCTTAAACACTGCTCCAAAAAAGCTGTTTTTTCCACCGCCTTGAAAGAATTGAGCAAACTTAGAATTTTTAAAGAAACTTAAAAAATTAGCTTTTAAGTTACTAAATCCAAGCTTTATTGAAGCAAATAGCTTATCAACCTGGAAAAAGGTATTAAATTTATTAGCAGCTCCACCTAAAAATAGTCCTATTTTTTTAAATGCGTTTGCATATACGCTTGCTACACCTTGCACAGCTCCTATTAATAATCCAACAACAGCTGTTCTAATAATAAGTCCAAGAATCGTCACACCATCTTTATCTCTAAATTGGTCTTGTAATAGTTTATATTGTTTCTTTAATTGTTTAAAAGTATCAGTTAAAGTATCGTTTCTTTCTTCATCTCTTCTTTCTTCAGCACGTTGTCTAATAAGTTCTTCTTTTGTAGCTTCTATATCGTCTAATCTACCTTCTCTTAAAGCAAGAATTAATTCTTGCATAGAAACTAATTGAGCATTAGATAAAGCATGACCTTCATTTTGTACATAATCTTGTAGCTCATTAGAATAAATCATAGCTTCTTTTTGGATAGCTGTTTGGTCTTCATTCATTTGATGTAGCTTATCAACTACACTATCAAGCGTACTTTTTACTGGTCCTGTTGAGCTCTTTATCGAAGATGCCATATTTTATTCCTTATTTACCGAATGCTTTACCAGCTTCAGATATACCAAACGACCCTAGTGTTACTACCACAAAGGACGTGTAAATTGTTTCAGAAACCTTTAAGTCTAAATCCCATACTAATGCTGTGACTAAATCGGTGATACCGAAACACATCATTAAAAAGAATGATATAAATCCTATGATTGCTTTTTCATTTAAGTCATTGTCGTCTAAGAATAAGTCTATGAATTTTCTTTTACGAGGTCCTAATCTTTCTGCGGCTTGTCTAGCCTCCTCTTTCATTTCCTTAATTTGGTCTTCTTGTTCGTCAAGCTTGTCAATCATAGCCATATACTTATCTAAGTCTATTTCTACTTCATTTCTGCTGTTATCTTGATTTTCAGCCATTATTATCTCCTCATTTTTTGGTTTTCGCGCTCCATACGCTCATTTTCCTTTTCTATATGTTCCTTGAGCAAAGAAATGTATATTTCCCTTTCCCACGGCACCATATCATTTAATTCTGTTAAACTATATTGATGATGCTGCATCATAGCAAAATTAGTCTTATAATGGTTTACAAGACTATCGTGCGAAAGGCCTACGTAAAAAAACTAGAAAGTCCTCTTAATACTTGTTCTTGCTCTTTCCCACACTCACATTTATAATTAACAGTGTGTGTTACTGCCGGCATATCTCTAAAAAATTCTGACAACTTTAAAAATTGTACATTATTTAAAGAATCTACAAACTTAGTTAAAGACTTACTAGATTCATCGCTAGCTGGATACACTGCATCCGCATCAAATATAGAATCTATGCATGCCATTATCATACTCATAGCTTGCTCAGCATCAGTGTCATCAACATTACCCATTTTTTCAACATCTCTCATTGATGGGTATTTCATTACAACCCCAACATCATCAGTCAACATAATATTAGTTTTTTCATTACTAATTTCTGGTATTTCAATATCATCAAAGTTAATATAAACATCACTAACTTTATTACATGATTCATCACCACATTTTATTTTTAATTCCATCGATTCACCGACAGATTTTGATCTTAATGCTAAAAATATAGTTTCAATGTCAAACATTGCTAATCCATCAACATCAATTTTATCTTCAATACAAGATTTAATAACATCTACTGTAGCTCTGGCGATAACTTTATTATCATCAGACTCCATAGCCATCATTAATATCTTTTCCTCTTTCACTAGATATGGTCTGTAATTAACTGTTTGACCAGTTGACGGTATAACCATACTGTACCTAGCTGTATTTAGCTCTGGTAAAGCCATAATAATTCTCCTATTATATTATCCAAATATAGATAACGCACTTCTTATCGCGCTACCTGTACTACTTAATGCGCCTTGCGGCACACATTTATCATAAGCAAAACTCACATTCAATTTTTGAATCGTATTAGTACTTTCGTTAGAAAGCGCTATTTCACTCATTGTTATCGGGAATGCACCCTCTAATTTTACACCATATATTGGCACATCTTCTTCATCTAACTGCTGTATTATTACATCACAGGTAATGTCATCTTTATATGCTACACAATATTTTTTGGTATCTACTATACTATTTATCCACTTATCAAAGATAGTTTTCATATAATAATCATTTGTTAGTAAAAAACTTAATGATACATCATCTTGTACATATCCATAAGGAATTTTTACTGAATTTTTTGTTGTTTGGTAATCTAATGTACTTATTTGTTTACCTGGTATAACTACTGAATCACAAAGCAATGAGATATCTCTTGGGTCATTAACCAGATTTTTTGCATTAAAATTACCAGATATTGCAGAACTTATCATACCTTGTAAATCTAAATTAAGTAAAGATTGTGTAGGTGGTGTAAACATAACATTGAATCTATTAGCTTTTGCTAATCCACCTTTTTTACTTATCAATGACTTTAATCTTTCTATGCTCATTATTTCTTCCTATTTCTCATATAGTAAGCTTTAGTATTTTTAATACTTATGCTACCAGAGCTTCTTGCAATTTTAGCGCTTTCGTTCCATACCGCTGTTTTACCTTTTTTCTGAAATTGTTCTACTGGTAAGAATATAGCAATCTCCCAATCAGTCATAGGAACTCTTGAAAACGCTGAACGTACATTAGTTCCTAAATAATGTTTAAAACATGGTCTAAATTCTTTAAATTTTCTTACACCTGATATTAAATTGTATCTTAATTGTGTAAGCCGAGAGCTTTCAGTAGATTTTGCTGGTCCAAATGCCATTAAATCATCTAAAAACTTAGCCCTAGTATTATAGTTTAAATAATGTAGATTCAATCCATAGAATCCACCAGGCGCACCATCAACCATTATTGTTAATGGAAACCTATCATAGTAAGGTAAGGTTGCTTTTGTTTTAGGGTCATAAAAATACATATACATACTTCCACGTATATTTTGACCTGTTCTATCTAAAGCAGAATCTTGTAAAAGAGATGTTCTAGATATTTGTAAACCTTGCACATTTTTTTGAAACCATGCTCGTGATTGTCTTGTACGAGTTTGTATTCCGCTTCTAAACGCGTTTGCTTGTAGGGTATCGAATAAACTTGCCATATATCTATTTATACAGACTTATAGTATCTTTATGCCTAAATTCTTTAAAGTTTCTTCTGTCCATACTTGAAACTTCCAACCTTTATATTCAGCAAACTGAGTAGCTGCTTCCCATTTATCTTGATTTTTACTATATGTAATCATCTCATTAATATATTTTTTAGTCTTACGACTACGTTTTTTAGGTGGAGTTGTTTGATTCTTTGGTTTAATTTCTATTAAATAA